TATAGATTCTCCAGCTCTAAACTTGTCTATGTGTCTTCTTACTGTATTAAATGAGACGGCAATATCCGTCTCTTCTAAAATCTTACTCGCTAAACTTCTAACTGACGAATCTGGGTTCGCCGAACAATACTGCTGTATTACTGATTTTATGTCCATGCTTAGGTATTTTAACTACCCCAATATAAGAAAAATCAGTAACTATTTGGACGCCACCGAATTACGGTCAACCTCCATGTCTTTGATTCTCCAGTATTCTGCGCGTGCAATCATGTACGCTAGTTTGTTCTCTACAGTACGAGTGCAAAGATCGTAATTTAAACGCTTAGTCAAGTTCTTAGCAAGAACCATCCCTTCCTGTTCTACTGCAGCTTTTTCATCACTGCTTAAAACAGAGCCTTTTAAATAGTTTTTATAGTTGTATACCTTAGTAGCCATTAGCATCCACAGTCACAAGTACAGAAATCGTCCTCACACAAATGCTCAAGCGCGGTTAACTTTGCAGTTAAATCTGCCCAAGCAGCATATTTAAAATCTAATCGAGCACCTTCTTTTACAGCAATTAGCTTTTCAACTAATCGTTTAATCTCAGTACCGTTACAAGAATCGCAACATGTCTTGTACATGTAGCCATCAATTTTTGTATATAAACAGTCTTCAATCGTTGTAAACAACAAAAACTCTTTACTTAAAGAGTCGCTGCCCGCTGTATATGCAACTTGGTAACGTCCTGGAGGAAACTTGGTCCAAGGTAGAGTTGTAAGAGTGTCAGTCCCTTTTACAATAGAAACGTCTGATGAATCAGCAGCATTAAGCTCTGTAACAGTAACGTCTACTAAAGCGCCGGGATTGTCTACATCAAAGCCTGCAACTGTTACAAGATCACTAATTGTGATTACTACAGAATCCGGAGTCGTAATAGCCAAAGACGCCGTAGAGATTGAAGGATCAGGATACGGCGCAGTAAAGCGGATAGTTGTAGAAGGTACAATGTCAAATGTAAAAAATGCAGCCATGATTAGATTTTAAGTTAAGAATAAGGAGGGGCATTATACCCCTCCTTTTATCTTAGAATGTCTTAGCCAATCCAAGTAGTCAACTCAGTAGCTAGTGGTGCAGTACCTCCGTTAGAGATAGCAGCATCAGAGCTGTCTACAGCAAAGATCAATTTGATCAATTCGCCTTTTTGAGCAGACATACCGTCTTTAGAACCAGCTTTAGCAACTGCTTCAACAACTACGATGTCGTAGTTAGTAGCAGCAACTACTGGGCTAGTAGGACGCTTAACTGGGAAACCTACGCGGTTAGTGATACCATCGTATCCAGCGTATTGGTCGTACAATGCAGTTACATCATCAGCTTCACCTGTAGAAGGCTCCATTGAAGTAGTGTAAGTAATAACACCACCTTCAGAACCCGCAATACGGAAAGAGCTGTTAATAGGAGCAGTAACTACTACTTGATCTGTGTTAGCTACAGATGCAGAGAAACTTGCAAATTCGCTACCAGACTTTGCAAACTCTGCAGTCATATCTGCAACGATTGCTGTTGCAGCAGCACCTGCAGAAGCTGCAGTAACCTCAAAGGTTTTCATAGGAAGGTTCATAGTACCCAGAGTAGTGTTGATTAACTTAACGTAAAAAACACTTCCAGATACAGCACCAAGGTCAATTTGAGATACTTGTGCAGTACCTGCGTCATAATCGTATGAAGTCACACGAACTACTTCTGCAGCGTCTAGATCAACAGAGCGCTTACCGTTAGCGATAAAGTTTACTTCTTTATCTCCAGCAGAAAGGCTTGCGTATCCTGCGTCTGCAGCACCAGCGATACCAACCTTTAGGTCAGCCGCGGCATTGATAACAAAAACTTGTGTTGCCATTTTAAAAGTTATTTATAAGAATTAGTAAAATCTAATTAGTCTGACTGCGATTCTTCGGCTGCGTTAGTTTGATAACGCGGAGATTCTATAACTTCTAAAATGTGCTTGACTGTCATATCCACTATTTCATGGTGGGTATGCTCTGCTAATTCGCAATCTTGGTTCGAAGATAAGCTAATTTCTTCGGGCTTCCGAATGTAGTCAAGCTCTACACCTTTTAATATAAACTTTTTAGTCTGATAGATAGTGATTTCTTCAGAGTTTAAAGATGCTACAGGTGTAGTAGGAAGTGACTTTGCAAACGGATTTCTGAGCATTTCATAAAGCTTGTCCTGCTCCACAACGCGTGCGGGCACCTTGTTTAAGACCGTACTATCGCAATGCGAGGGAGTCAGGCGAGCTCTAAGATTAATAAGATACAAATAGTCGACGGGAAGATCATAGCGCTGATATTCTGCATTAGCATCGCCAATATTTGTATCTATAAAGTCTATCTCTAAGATGACCCTTATATCATCGAGACGTTTTTGATTTAAAGAAAAGCCCAGCCTTTTAGGGTCAGAAGTTCGAAAGACTCTGTCCTTAATAAAACGCTCTTGCATTTTGTTTAGGAAGAAGTCAATCTCTTCTTCTAAAAAGGTGTCATAGACATAGGACCCCACTTTCTGGAGTCCCTGGTCTACGGCGTAGTGCATTTCTTGTACGGTCATTATTCAGCAAATTGTTGTACTCTAGCTTTGAGAGTTGTTAGTGTGGAACTATTTTTCTTGTCCTTCAAGAACAGTACTGCTTCCTCCATACTATCACCAAGTTTCTCATCACCTAACAACAACGAGTTGCCCACCTTACGCAGAACTTCTGCAGTAAGACACTCTTCAATGAATGCTTCAATCTCAAGAGTTTTACTAGTTGCAATGTTGTAGAAGTTTAGGGGGTTTTCTTCTACCATTGTTTCTAGGAAAAGCTCTTTAGACTTCTGATCCATCTTAGAAGGGTTCTCTAAGTGGAGACGGATAACCATATCCATCTTCTTCTCGTTGTCTGTAAGCTTGATGAATTCTTTGTAAGCTTTCTTTCTGTACTCTAGTTCATTGTAATCTTCTTCTAGTTCTAGAGCTTCATCATAAATGTAATACTTAAAGCTACGGTTAGCACTTAAATCTGATTCATCCGCAGCCACATGTGGGTGCTGACTAGCAAATTTGTACTTAACGTAATCCATCACGTTTAGAGGTTCACCACTCTCATCTGTACCAGCCTCAAGCTGAGTACCTTCGAGAGGCACCTCAATAGTCATATTCCGAAAATAACTCTTAACTTCTTTACCGAACGCGGGGTCCGTTGCATCCACACCTAATATGTATGGTAAAAACTTTTTTTGCTCTGGAAAGGTCAGACCTGAATAAATATCACCCGTCTTGGTGAAAACGCTACCAATGCGTCTTTTGCTTTCTGCATATACGTGATCAGGAAGGTTTGTAGTATTCTCTCTACGCTTAATTGTAATTATTCTAGATGCCATCTTCTATGGGGTTTTACTATATTAAAAATGGGATTTCGGGGGAGTGCCGAAGCATACTCCCCCTAAACCCCTAATTGTTATGATTTCACACATTCGAGGTGCAAACAGTTAGTCGCACGACGAATAGAGATACCAGATTCTTTCATGAAGTGTACAGATGCACCATCCACGTCGTTAGCACGCAATGCGTTACCAGCGAATCCTGGAGGCACAGAAGCACCTGCTACAGCCCAACGTACAAGCTCACGTCCTTTACGTGTAACCATTGCAACGTTTTGCTCACCATCGTAAGAGCTCATATCCAAGAAGATCATACGGTAAGACTCAAGAGGCAAACCAGTTACTGGGTGCTTGTCAGCGTTCAATGCACGAGCTCCGTGGTCGAACAATGGCAAGTGACGTACAGTAATAGTGTGACCATCAATGTGCTTGTAGCTAGTGAAGAATCCACCCAACTGCAAGTTAGCACCAGAACCGCTAATGAAGCTAGCAGGATCAGTGTTCTTGATGTAAGATCCGCTAGAGATCTCATCTTTCATAGCCTTATCAAACTCTTCTAGACCACCCAAACCAGTGAACAATACAATGTTCATTTGCTGAGCATCAGAAGCACCGTACAAAGCATCACGAACAACGTTCTTCAACTTAGTAGCAGTCAAGTCAGAGTAAGTATCCACGTTAGGAATCTGCTCGATTACACCAGAACCTAGAGGAATTGGCTTACCGTTGTCATCTTTCAAGTGGATCAAACCGTCAGAATCGCGGTTGTACTTAGAGTACCATAGAGAGTATTCAGTCTCTTCTTTCCAGCGTAGCATGTGCTGGTACTCTTCGAAATCGTACCACAATTTGGTAGTGCGACCACCTACGTTCAACTCAACGTTGACTACGCGGTCAGGCATGTTACCTTCGTAGCGGTAAGACTTACGAATCAAAGAGATCTGGTTACGCATTTTAGATGGTGCAACCCAGTTGCTCTCGTTACCACGAGATCCTGAGAATGCAGTTGGGGCAAACAATTGAACCCACTGCTTACCTGCAACATCACCAGAAGCTACAGACTCTGAGCTATCAGATGTTACCAATTGCAAAGTGTATTGCCATCCGCTTTGTACTTCAATTGGATCTTCCATTACACGAGCTTGGATACCCGCTGGATTCTCAATGATGTACTGCTTAACGAACCAACGCTCTGCAAAAGTTACTTTGAAACGAGAGTGAGAAACACCAGTACCTGCATCTAGAGATACTGCCATAACGCTCTTGTTCAAACGACCCATTACTGGGTAATCATACTCAATGTCATTAATGTACTTGACATTGTTCATACCCTCAGTCAAGAAAGAGAGAGGGAAACGCTTGTCTTCACGACCTGCCAAGTGAGTCAGGACTGGAGACAACTTATCAGGCTCAGTCAACAAAGCATTTGCCAACGAGTTCTCGTCGGTCATGCCTTCAGCGTTGAAGGTATCCTGATACAGACGTAATTTTTTCAAATTATCAGCTGCCATGATTTAGAAATATTAAAAATTAAAGTTATTAAAGCAAATCTTTTAAATCCGGTAGTTTTTGTGCTTTAGTATAACCCGGCTTGCTGCTCTTCATTCGACTTGTACTGCTAGTTCC